TGTAACTCATTTGATGGTTGAAGGAATTGATCTTCTTTCGGTAATTGCTCCAGTTGAAATATTCTGGATACCGGGAAATCATGATACCATGAGTAGTTACTATGTTACTAACTATCTTGCGGCATGGTATAAAAATTCTAAAAATGTAAATGTAGATGTTAGTCCAACTCCAAGAAAATATGTTGAGTTTGGCAAATGTCTAATTGGTTTTTCACATGGATCAGGAGACTCAAAAAGAATTCCTCAATTGATGCAAGTGGAGAAACCGGAAGCGTGGGGAAGGACATCGTGGAGGGAGTTTCATTTGGGGGATTTGCATCATGAGATCGTGCTGGAGAATGGTGGTCTGATTATTCGAAGACTGTCTTCTCTTACCGCCGCAGATGATTGGCATAGTGAAATGGGATTTTTGGGTTCGATTCAAAAAGCTCAGGCGTTTGTGTGGAATAAAGAACGAGGATTGTTGGAAATAATTAATTCACCAGTCTAATTTTCTTTAGGGGAATTAGGCGAAAGAGGGGAATTTCCTTTCAACCCACAAAGGGGATAGAAGTGGGTTGAAGGTTGATATACATAGAACATGGATTTTATGCATACTGTACCACCATATATGGTGGTCTAAAATAGTTTATACCCCTACATATGGGGGTATTGATAAATCTAACGTTTTATGCATAGTTTGCTCTTGACAGATTGGGGGAATTGTAGTAGAATAAAAATATTGCTTCAAATATTTCCTGGTAACAGACGATAGCCAGCCTAAATAATGTCTGTCTTAAATATTTCCTGGCAATAGGCAAAACCAGCTAAAATAATGCCTATCACAAATTTTGGGGGTACGCACTTGTAACTCAATTTCGGTAGAGCAATCGCATTGTAAGCGATAGGCTATAGGCTCGCATCCTATCAGGTGCTCTGTTGTAAAGTAAACTTTACATTGATTTTTAATTTAAGGAGAGTGAACAGTGGCGAAACGCCTGAAGAAACGCGTTATAGCAGAAAAGTTCAGATGTCGAAAATGTGGGGTATCTAAAGTCGGGGATGATTTTTATAGATCAACAGAACCAGACTTAGACCTAAATTTAAAGATGTCAGTTTGCAAGTCCTGTGTCAAGGATATTACAGATGGGTTTATTGATTCCGAAAAAGCAATGGATAAGGGGATATTGAAGACTTGTCGAAAATTGAATGTGATGTTTGATAAAGAACTTTGTGATAGGACTGTTGCTAAGGTACAAGAGATTGAGCAGGGGGGTAAAGCTACTGAAATGGTATTCGGATTCTATCTTAGATTTCTATTTGCTAAGAATGCAGATGGGAAAGATTTGACATTTGAGGAATTGGAAAATGAAGTAGCGGTTCAAGAAGAAACGATTGGAGAAAATTCCGAAATAGACCCTCAATTTCAAAGACTGCAAGATGAATGGGGCGAGGGTTTGAAAATGAACGATTATATTTTTCTTGAAAACGAACTTGCTAGATGGGAATCAACCCATCGTAGCGATACTATGTCGGAGAAAACTCTTCTTAGACACATTGCTTATAAACAATTTGAGATAAGAAGAGCAAGACAAACAAGTCCAGACGATACGGAATTGTCAACGTCTCTTTTGAAACAGTTGCAAGACCTTATTAAAACAGCCGCTATTGACCCTGGAAAAGCAAATGCATCTGGTCAGGGCAAAGGAATGGAATCTTTCTCAGCATTTATCAAGATGATCGAAAACACCGAACCGGCAGAATATTACGCTGATAAAGGAATGTTTAAGGATGTTGATAACGTTGCGTTCTATTTTGAGAAATATGTGACTCGCCCACTTAAGAACTTTGTAATGGGTTCTAGAGATTTCAATGTGGAAGCCGATAAAGAAGGGGATGACGAAGACGACTCGTTTGATATTAGTGATATGGGGATAGATGATGATGTTCCCGTTACAAAAGAGGAAAATCCTAAAAAGGAGGAGTAATGCCAATTAAGCCTTCTTTTTTTCAGGGGAAGAATATTCAAACTCAGGGAATTTTCAAGCAACGTAAGGATATGACGATTAGGGAAGAAATAACGCTTGAAAAAAGAAACAATCTAAAAAAATGGATTACGTTTTATCGTCGCAATCCTGTTAGATTTATTGAGACATATTTCGAAATTAAATTATTTGCCTACCAAAAGTTGATGATATGGATGCTCCAAAGAAGTGATTTGGCATATATAGTTGCGAGTAGAGCTTCGGCCAAAACGTGGATTGTGGGTGTGTGGGCATTGACGCTTGCTACCTTGTACCCCGGAATAAAAATAAAAATATGCGCTAAAACAATGAAACAGGCATCCGAACTTCTTTCGGATAAATTGCAATCAATTAGAGATACTCATCCGATGGTGAATAGGGAATTGGATACTATTGTTTGTAACGCCAATGGGAATTACGCCTCGTTCTTTAATGGCAGTTCTATTAGGGTTGTTCCTAGCGCAGATTCCGCACGGGGAGGACGCTGTAGTTACCTAATTATTGACGAAAGCAGGTTGGTTTCTAAAGATATTATTGAATCGGTAATGATCCCGATGATGGAAACAAGAAATCCACCATACAGACAAATTTCGCCCTACGCCAACGATCCTCTTTATGAGGAAGAGGGAAGAATTACATATATTACGTCCGCTGGATATAAGAGTGAATCATGGTTCCAATATGTAAAAACAACGATAAAAAGAATGTTGGAAGGGGATGAAACATCCAATTTTTTGGCTCTTGATTATTTGATTTGTTTGAAACATGGTATCAAGACTAAGCAAATGTTGAAGAACGAAATGCAAGATTTGGATGATGTAACGAAACAACTCGAATATTTAAACGTGCCGTCTGGTCAGTCGGGAAAATCTTTTTATCGCGCATCATTTTTTCCAAGAAAGATGAAGAGAGCATATTATCCGCAATATCCAGATACATATGTGGCGGCGAGCGATTATTTACATCTTGCTAAAAAGAATCCCTATAATACTCCAAAAACAGATGGTGAGGTTAGATTACTTTCCATAGATATTGCCGCTCGCGCCAATAAGAAGAACGATATAACATCTATTTCTGTTGCTAGATTGATTCCGATGATGGGAAAAGGATATACTCGTCAATTGATATATATGGAAAGTTTCAAGGGCGAGAATCAGGTGTCTCAGGCAAAACGTGTGAAACAAGTTTTCTACGATTTGGATTGTGATTTTCTTGACATGGACATCAAGGGTTTGGGCATTGGAGTGTATGATCCTCTTACTCAGGTAACTCCAGATGAAGAAAGAGGAGTTGAATATCCACCATTTACCATTGTAGAGGATTATGAATTAGATATTCCACAAGATTCTAAAGACGATTTAATCAATAGAACACTTGGGGCAGACCCCAAACATGTTATTTTCCCTATTGTTGCGACAATGGAATTAAATTCAGATGTTGCTATTGCGTTTAGAGGAAGTTTGCAGAAGAAGATGTGGGATTTTCTAATTCCGGATATGGAAGCAGAAGAATTTCTATTAAAAACGCATAGGGAACTTTTGACGGATGAAGAGGGTGATTTGAAAGCATTCTTACTAAATCCCCACGTACAGGAAACGTTACTAATTGGGGAATGTCTAAACTTGAATATGGAACATCGTGGAGGTAAAATTAGACTTCAAGAAACTCCAGGTTCACATAAGGATAGGTTTACAAGTGTTAGTTATTTAAATTATATTGTGGATAAATATTTTGATCCAGAGATAAAAAAAGTAGAAGAAGATACTTCAAGTGATTGGGATATTTTATCGTCCCTAATACAAGTAAGATAATTTTATAGAGAGGAGGTAAAATATCTTGACAGATAGTGATAGTAATGAAATTGTAAAAACTCCAGAGATTGAAGAAATTACACCCGAACAAGTCCACTTCATGGTTGAGTTTGCTCAAGAATTGTCCAAGGGTGGAATGTTTGGAAACAACGTTTTCACTCCCGATCTAATAAACGCAAGACTCCGCGATATCAGTTTTAATCCAACTTCTCCAACGCAAGATATGTTGGATAAGGCAATGGCTAATCCGAAAGAAAGCGAAGATAACCTCAGAAAATTTTCGGAGAATTTCGAATTACAGTCGATGCCGTATAAGAGATTGATCAGTTACCTATCTGGGCTACTGGCCTTCGATTATACGATAACCTGCACCAACGCCACTGAAGACGATTATAAGATTGGAAAAAATAAAAACACTTATCAAAAAGAATTAGATAAGGTTTATGATTTTTTGGATAAATTTAATGTCAAGAAGGAATTTGCCGGAGTAACACGCCAGTTATTAAGAAATGATGCGTTCTTTTTCTGTTTTCGGAATGAGGGCGATAGATACCTTTTTCAAGAACTTGACAACGCTTATTGCAAGATCACGGCGCGTTTTGACTACGGATTCTTGATGGACTATGATTTGGTCTATTTTTTGCAACCGGCGACCGATCTAAAAATGTTTCCTGACTTTTTCTCCGAAGCACTTAATAAGATGTATACAGAGACGCAAGGAAAATATGTTCCTCATACCGCAGCAGATGCTAGGAATAGTCTTTGGGCCTACTGGACACAAGTACCAGCAACAACGGGCTTTGTTTTTAAATTAAATCAAGATTCCGCAACAAGAATTCCCTACTTCGCGGGTTTGTTCCAAGACCTATCTCTTCAGCCGCTCCTTAGATCGCTCCAACGCGACAAATCAATAATTAGTGCTGCCAAGATTGTTTTTGGTGAAGTCCCATTACTTAATAAGGATGCTTCCACTAAAGTTTCCAATATGTTTGCTCTCGACGCAAAATCTTTGGCAAATTTCTTGACGTTATTAAAGGCTGGCGTCGGAAATGCAATTAAAGTTGCCGCTGCTCCATTGAACGGGGTTCAGGCTTTGACGTTTCCAAGCGAGAATGATATCTACGCAGAATTCTTAAATAATATGACAGCCTCATCCGGCATTAATTCGAATCTAATTTTTACGGGAAAAACGAAAGTTTCTCAACTTGAGGCCCAATTGAGTTTAGCCACCGATGAGCAACTCATGGAATCCATGGTCTATCCCATGTGCGAAGATTTTTGCGAGTATCAACTAAGTCGAATTACAAAGAAGTATAAGTTCAAGATTAAATTCGAAGGATCAAATTTCTTTACAAATCGACAACAAAGAATGGAACCACTTACTCAACTTATGCAATCTGGAATCGTTCTTCCTCAAAAGATAGCCGCCGCTCTTGGTATGGAACCTCGTGAATTTGAAAGACAGATGCAATCCGCTAAAGCAAGTGGTTTTGTCGATTCTTTGACGCCAATAATTATGGCTTCTCAAATAGCAAACAATGGTTCTGGTGGAAGACCAACAAAATCAGACGCTTCACTTTCAGATAGCGGAGATCAGACAAGAAGCGATGGCGGAAACGACAATAAGAAAAACGCCTAGGTATTGACAAATAGTAATATTTGTGGTAGAATAAAAAAACCAATTTGGTTTAAAATAGGCAACTAGGGTAGCTCCCGAAAGATGTCCCCTTAACATCCCGTTGCCTGTTTCAAACAAGGGAAATATAATCATTCTAAAGGAGGATGAAATGAAA